GTGTATTTCAAGGTTTGACGAAGAGACTAGAAATAGTATCCTCGACCTCTACTCCAAGATTGATGCTGGAGTAGACTTGAATGCAGAAAACCCAGTTGACGAAACTGAGTCTTCAGAGTATAATGATTAGTATGTTTGGTAAAAAGAACAAAATTGATTACAGATATAACGAGGGAGAACTCTTAAATGAGTTTTCCCAGTATATCGACAACACCTATAAACAACATTATAGTTTAAACAAATACCAGTCCACTGAATTTATTATTGACAGTGGTCATGGTGAGGGTTTTTGTATCGGGAACATTATGAAATATGCACAACGATACGGAAAAAAAGGTGGGAAGAATAGAGCAGATATCTTAAAGGTATTACATTATGGTCTATTCATGTTACATGTTCACGACAAAGCGACAAAGGAGGCTAACAAGTGATGAAAATTAGTAATGATACGAGAGATATCTTCAAAAATTTCTCAACAATAAACCAAGGGATTAAGGTTTCAAGTGGTAATACACTTCAGACAATCTCTAATATGAAAAACATTCTTGCAGTTGCAACTGTATCTGAGGACTTTCCTCAAGATTTCAGTATCTACAATCTGCCTGAATTCTTAGGTGCAACCAGTTTACTGGAAGACCCCGACTTTCAATTTGGTGATGCAAGTTTAACAGTTGCAGACAACAATTCAAGTCTTGCATATTTCTATGCAAGTGAAGGTATGGTGACTTCACCCGAGAAAATGATAACAATGCCTGACGCAGAGATTGGAATTGATATTTCCTCTACACTTCTAAACGAGTTGCAGAAAGCTGCTAGTGTTCTAGGTGTAGGTGATTTGGTTCTTTCAAGTGATGGAACTACTATCACATTGCAAGTGACAGACAAAAAGAATTCAACTTCAAACACATTCTCAAGAATCGTGGGTGAAGGAAATGGTGTTTCATACACTATGAACTTTAAGATTGAGAACCTTAAAGTCCTAGATGGAAACTACGAAGTATTAGTTTCGTCAAAAGGAATCTCACACTTTAAAAACAAAGATGTGGATTTAGAGTATTTTATTGCATTGGAGCCTGATTCTAAATACAATGTTTAACCTATATAATAGTGTAGGTATTGTGCTAGTCTCTACAATGCATACGGGACATAAGACTTCTCATCAATCTTCAAGGGTTCTTATGACAGTTAATTCGGAGGGGTTTTAACTTCTTAATATGAATACAGAATTTTTATTTGTAGAAAAGTATCGTCCTCAAACAATTGAGGACACGATACTACCCGAAGGTATCAAAAATACATTCAGAGAGTTCGTTAAACAGGGTGAGATTCCTAATCTCATGTTATGTGGAAGTGCTGGTGTTGGTAAAACAACTATTGCAAAAGCACTTTGTAATGAAATGAATGCAGACTTTATTGTAATCAATGGGTCAGACGAAGGTCGATTGATTGATACCCTCAGAACTAAAATCAAAAACTTTGCATCTACAGTATCACTCAGTGGTGGTGCAAAGGTAGTCATTCTAGACGAAGCAGACTACATAAGTGCAGATAGTGTTCAACCTGCCTTGAGAAACTTCATAGAGGAGTTCTCTTCCAACTGTAGGTTTATCTTTACTTGTAATTACAAGAATAGGATTATAAAACCACTACATTCACGAACCACTGTTATAGATTTCAAAATGACACCAAGTGATAAACAACAACTTGCTGGTGTCTTCCTTCAAAGACTTAAAGAGATATGTGAAACAGAGAACATACAATTTGACGAGAAGGTACTTGTTGAACTTATACTTAAGTTCTTCCCCGATTTCAGAAGGTGTATCAATGAGGTACAACGTTATGGTGTTAGTGGTGTAATAGACACTGGTCTTATTGCAACACTCGCTGAAGAGAAACTAACACCTCTCATTGATATGATGAGAGATAAGAACTGGACTGGAATGAGAAAATGGGTTGCACAAAACTCAGACAATGATTTCGATTCCTTGTTCAGAAAGGTTTTCAATACACTTGAACAAAGACTAGAATCTTCTAGTATTCCAGCAAGTGTTTTGATTATTGCAGATTATCAATACAAATCTGCATTTGCAATGGATAGTGAAATCAATTTCGTTGCATGTCTAACAGAAATTATGTCGGAGTGTAAATTCAAAAATGGGTAAACTCAGACAATGGTTTAGGTCGTGGGTCGATAAACAAATCGAACAGTCTTTACAAAGAAAGGCAAACAAATTGTTTATGAAACACAAAGTTAAAACTGTAGATGGAGATAATACATGACACAATATGATGAGAGAGTCGAATATCAAAGAGACTTACTAGCAGCTGAAGAGTGGGCAAAAACTATTAAATCAGTTCACGCACATTCACTTAATTCAATGTGGTACGATACAAGACCACAAGATACTGAAGACGGAAAAACTGTAATGGATACACAATACTTCAGTGGACTTATTAAACGAGAAACTCATGACGGACATACACTTTACTTTGGAGAAGAACTCAAAGGTGAAGAACTTGTATACGAATTCAGAAGAAATGTCTAAAAGAAATCCTTTTGATTTTGTAAAGTCGGTCTCTTACGACAAAAAAGACCTCATGGTTGATGAGGTCGAAGAGAAATCATATCAACCATTCCTAATAAATAAAGCACTATCTTATCACCAAGATTCTGTTTTTCTTACTAACGAAATGAATGTCAGACACGGAGTAGACAATCGTCTTCAATACGTGTTTTTCCTAAATACTCTTAGGAAAAGACAAAGGTTTTCCAAATGGAGTAAACCTTATGTTAGTAAAAAACTCGATATAATCAAAGATTATTATCAGATATCAACTAGAGAAGCAAAAGAATATGCAACACTACTATCTGATAAACAATATCGTGAATTGAAAAATAGAATGTTAACTGGTGGTAGAGATAATGGATAACCAAGAAGAAGTAGTAAAAGACCTAGTAGAGGTCACATTCCCCGAAAAAGACGATTTTTTAAAGATAAGAGAAACACTTAGTCGTATAGGTGTCGCCTCACGTAAAGACAAGGAACTATTCCAATCATGTCATATTTTACACAAACGTGGTAAGTATTATATCACTCATTTCAAAGAACTTTTCAAACTAGATGGTAAACCTTCTAACTTAGACGAGTCAGATATTGCAAGAAGGAACACTATAGTGTCTCTTTTAGAACAATGGAAACTAGTATCTGTAGTCAAAAAGACCCAAATAGAAGACCCAAAAGCACCTCTAAGTCAAATCAAAATCATTCCATTTCGTGAAAAATCAGACTGGAAATTAACAACAAAATACTCAATCGGTTCCTCAAATACCTAAATATATCTGTTATAAATAAATAACTAAATGGAGGAACTTATGCTAACAGCTATAGCAGAATTCATTATGGGTATTTGGAATATCTTAATGGTTATTCCAATCGTGATATCAATTTGTAGTGTTATCGTCGCATTGACACCAACACCAAAAGATGACAAGATATGGGCGAAGGTATACACATACCTAGAAGTCCTTGCACTTGCAATTGGCAAGGCAAAGGATAAAAATCCATTGTTAAAAAAATAAATAGAGGTAATTTATGGAAATTATAATTGGACTTATTGTAATCGTGGGATTAGTTTACTTTTTTCAAAAGAAAGAGGATAAGAAGTCAGTTGCAAAACCGACTCCTCAACCTAAAAAACCAAGTGTTGCAGAATTAAAGAAACTTACCAAGAATCAACTCATAGAAATGGCAGATAAGAAGAGTCTTAAAGTCAAAAAGAGTGGTTCAAAGGCTGCGGTTATAACAGAATTACGAGACCAGTTGTAAACTGAAACGTGATTAACAAAAAGGGGACTTCGTCCCCTTTTTTTATATAAATAAGGGTATGGATATATTTGCATTGATAAGTGAAGTGGGAGCTCCAATTGCTGGAAGTTTAGTTATGGGGTTCTTTATTTTCACTGTAATCAAGCAGATACTTGAGGGTGTCGTTGATTCTATCAAGACCTTAACCATGTTTTGTAAGAGTTTAGAGAATCGTGCAAGAACAATGTCTAACGAAATGATTAAGATAGACATGTTAGTGTCAAGTGCCTTAGAACTCAGACCCGATATAGAGAGAGTTGCACGTGCAGAGAACTTTATAGAAGACGGGAAACTTGATGTGAGAAGGGACTAGTGGAAAACGTAGCACAACTTATATCTGATTATGGATTTCCAATCGTAATGATGGTTGGACTTGGTTATTTCGTATATTACATATGGTGGTTTGTGGGTGAAAAATTGGAACCCGAAATCGAAAAACAACACTTTGCATTGATAAAAGTGATTGACCAAGTACGAATGTTAGACCAAGACTTGATTCGTCTACAACAAAAAGTGGACGTAGTTCTTGAATATAAAGAGAACGCAAAGAAAAGAGGAAAGGCTATAACAGATGAAAAAACTGATAATAATAAGTAGTATTTGTTTTGCATTTACACTAAGTGCAGACGAAATAGTACACAAATTCAAAAGTCCAAGCTTCAGTGGTCTTGGACAAAGTTCACACTATCTTACTATCGAGAACCAAGAGAAATCTAGACGTGATAAGATAGCACAAGACATAGAAGACAGAATCGCAAAAGCAGAGAGAGAAGCAAACAACACTACGCTTGCAAAATTTTTAAGAAATGTCGAATCTAGAATCTATGCTCAAATCGCAAAACAGTTAGTAGAGAATATGTTCTCTAATGGAGAGGCTGCAAGTTTCGGAATATTCTCCATAGAAGGAAATACAGTCACATACGAAAAATTAGTCCTCGAAGACGGACAAGAAATCATAAGATTAACAATTGTAAGTGAGGACGGAACTGAAACTATTTTAGATATACCAGTTGCAACGGGAAGTTTCTAAATGAAACATTTAGGTTTATTAGGTCTATTGGTCTTGCTCGCTAGTGGGTGTGCAAGTGTGCCTTCTGTCAAGGACAGTTGCACTTCTACAGTTATGGAACGTGTAGGAACGTGTATTGAAAAGGCAGAAGTGGTAAATATACCTACTTACTTAGAATTAAGAGACCTACCACCTGCTGAAACAATGCCTATTGTTGCAGTATATGGGTTTTTAGATAAGACAGGACAGAGGAAGAGTAAAGACGGAATTGCATCTTTCTCAACTGCAGTAACCCAAGGTGCAGAATCATATTTGATTGATGCACTTAAAACTGCAAGTGGTGGAAACTGGTTTAGAGTTGTAGAACGAACAAATTTAGATGCACTCGTAAGAGAGAGACAAATCATACGAAGTGCAAGAGAAGACTTTGCAAATCAAGAAGGTAATGAAGATTCCCCAACAGGAATTCAACCTCTCTTATTTGCTGGTATCCTTCTTGACGGGGGGATAATTGGATATGATACCAACATTGAATCGGGAGGCCGAGGTGCAAGAACATTAGGCATCGGTGCTTCGAACTCTTATAGAAGAGATGTTGTAACTGTAAGTCTGAGAGGAATCTCTACACTTACGGGTGAAATATTACTTAATGTGCAAACTACTAAGACGATTTTATCGACTGGTGGGGGGTATGACGTATTCAAATTTATGGATATGGATACCCAATTAGTGGAAATAGAAGACGGAGTTGCAACTAACGAAGGAGTATCGAAAGCTACTCGTTCTGCAATTGAACTTGCAGTCTTAGAACTTATAAAACAAGGTGACGAAAGGGGATTTTGGAAGATAAATTGGCCGATAACTGATGCAAAAATAGAGCAAGAAGTGTCGGACTTTTTAGATGAAAATGAAATCGTCTTAGTTACAGAGGATAAAGAAAATGAAGAATAAACTTC